AGAGAAAAGATGGCTATGCCGGGGGTTGTCACGGTGACCTCAAAAACGTTCGATTGATCGGTGCGCGTCACGGCCGCGCGTTCGAATTCTTCTTCGATCCACCGATGGCCAGGGCTATCGCGCGCATGACATCGGGCGGGCCCATCATTACCTCGGGCTTGGCTGCCCTGTCGTGGTGCCGGACAACCTGGCCGGACTCGGCGTCCACCGTCACACCTGGATGCCAGGCGCTGCCGACACCGGCACGGCCGTGACTGACCATGCACCCGGTGGCAGCCTCGGCTACCTGGATGGCCTCGCGGATGTCGGGGCAGTTGTCCACCTGGATGTCACGCCACCCGCTATTGCTGTGGGCGGTCAGCATGTAGGAACCCATGTCCACCCCCCAGGGTCTGCCTGTCTATCTCATCGGCCAGGTGCTGCAGCCTCGGGCCCAGCGTCACCCCGTCATCCAGGTGCATGGCCAGGGTCTGCAGCCCGGTGGCCACCACGTCCCAGTTCTCCCGGGTCAGGACCACGGTGTGCAGTGAGTCCGGATTCATGGCCGCCAGCATGGCGTCCCAGCTGCCTGTCACCATGCCCTCACCCGGGCCTCATCGCGCTGGCTGGCGTGCCGGATCCCGGCACCCTGTCGTCCCCCGTTGGCACGGTTGCAGCGCCGCCAGCTGGGGGCTACGGGTCCGCCGCGGGCCACGCTGTCCAGGTGGCCTACATCCCACAGATCCAGGTCCAGGTCCAGCATGCCGGGGCAGCCCCGCGCGTGGTGCAGTTCGCTGCAGGGCTGGACGCGTCCGGCGGCCCGGATCCGGGCACGGTGGGATTTGGACACGTTGGCCCATCCACTGGCCTGGTGATGCTGTGACATGGCAAACCCCCCGGGCCCCACATCATCGGGGGGCCTCGGGGGGCTGGTCAATCAGGGCTGTGGATAACTCGGTTCCGGGGTGGGGTTCTCGGCCTCGATGCACCGGGCGACGGGGCACACCCCGGGGATGCCGGGGCCGCCCAGCCCGTGGCCTCGCATGCAATACCAGCGGTTCGGGTTGGGGTCACTGCAGCCCGCTGGGCGGGGTGGCCGGTGGCGCTTAGGCAATCAGTACCTCCCAATGAATATTCCGGCCGCCACCAGCACGGTGAGCAGCCCGGTAACCAGGATCAGCACGATGGTGCCCACTATCCCGATGTGCTGCATGTCCGGCCGGTTACGCTTCACAGCTTCCCCGCCCAGCTGTGGCCGTCGCGGAATAGCCGGGCCAGCTGTAGATGGGTCAGCGTCATGCCCCCGGCCACCAGCCAGTTCTCACCGTGCAGCAGATCCCCGGTGCGGATGACGTAGCGGGCGGCATCCGTGAGCAGGTCCACGGATTCGCGGCACCGCGTAGATATGCGGGTGTAGTCCGCCCAGCCCTGGGCCTCGCGTTCGAACACACCCGCCATTCTGGTTAGCTGCCCTGCCAATGCCAGCGCCTCACTGTCTAAGCCCATCGGAACCCCCCCGCGGCCGTGATGGCCACGAATATGAACAGTCCCCCCGCGGTGCAACCTAGCACCGTGGCGGCCGCGAACAGCAGAATGGGGCCCCGTTTTGGGGGGCCCCATTCCATCCTCGGCATGATCCCTACACTGGGACCGCCTCGGCCGTTTCGTCAACCGGCACTAGGTCCAGTTCGTCATCCGGGGGGATGAACCTTTGCTGTGGGATGGGCATCAGATCGATGCCGAACCGAAACAGCACCGTGGTGCGTTCGCGGCCCTGCAGCCAGTCATTCCAGGTCCGCAGCATCGCGCCGATGGCCACCAGCGAACTGTTAGAACGGCCAATGCGCGCGTAGCCGGTTTCCCCGCTAATCCATTTCCGCAGCGCCAGGATCGGGGACGTTTCGGGCAGCATCGCCCCGCTGGCCAGTTTGTCCTCAAACTCGGCCCGTAGCGTGGCGTCCGCGCCGGATTCTTCTATCAGGGTGAGTGCCACAGCGACCCATGTGCGGGATCCCTGCCGCCCCAGATTTTTGGCGATGACCCGCGCGGCGGTGGCGTGCTTGCGTAGCCGGGTGCCCCGCAGCCCCTCGGCCATTTCCCGGATTTCGTGACTGGACCAGCGGCCACGGTTGCCGCCGCCCATCGTCATTTTGGTGCCCTTGATTGTGTCGTGGATGAACATCAGCCGCAGTCCCGCGGCCACCACGTTTGAGTCCGGGATCCCGGCTATCTGTAGGGTGCTGGCTGGCGTCCGTGCCCGGCCGGTATCGATCAGGTCGAATGTGTCCGGGTCCACGTCATAGGCCACCATGATGTCCACCGGCTTATCCGCGGCCACGATGGCCGTAAGCCGGTGCTGCCCATCGATCAGGTAGCCCTTGGGCGACAGCGCGACGGGCTGGTGTGTCGCGCGAAACTGGCCATTCGTGATGGCCCAGGCGAGACTGTTCACGCGGTCCCGGGACAGGGACCGCTGGCTTTGGCCGCTGGATTTGGCCAGGATTTCGGCCGCCTCGGCGGGGGTCATTGTGACTTGCTCGATTCTCATCATTGGGCCTCGGTTCCATTCAGCTGGTGGATTCGATATTTGGGCATCACCCATGCCCCGCGGTGCCCGTACCGTACCAGGCCGAAATAGTCCGGGTGCGCTTTGATTGCATGCGCTGTGATACCGAGCAGCCGGGATGCCACGTCCATGTCCACGAAAACGGGCAGGGTGGCCAGGGCATCGGCCATTGTGACAGGCCGGGCCGTGGCCACCGTGTCAGGGGGTGGCGTCACGGTGGCCACGGCGGACGTGGGGGCCTGGCGTAGGGCGGACTCGGGGATGGCCCATTTGCCCTTGACTTTCCGGGCACCGGGGATTTCCCCGGCATCCAGCCAGCGCCGAACGGTGCGGGTGGACACATCGTTACGGTCCGCCCACCCGTCCAGGTCTAGCAGAACGTCCGGGGGATCGATGGTCATCGTCGCACCGCGCCCAGGGCCAGCACCGCGATGAGGGCCAGCACACCGAGTGCCCCGAGAATCCCGGGGATCCAGAGTTCTAGGGCCAGTAGACCGCTGCCGGTGGCAGCGAATAGGGCGACAGCTGCAATCAGCAGCGCGCCAGCGAGGATAGCGAGGGCCACTAGGGCCGGGGTCAGTTTTTGTTCCATGATGGCAACTATGCCACACCGGACATGGCTAGGCCATGTCCAGGACATGGCCACCCCTGGCCTATCTACGGGTTTCTAAGCCTGTCTAGCGGATTGCCTAGACAGTTAGTCAGTCCACCGGGCCGCGGCGGCCGGGTCATCGTTCCACATCGCCATTTCCTCGGCCAGATCGGGATCCGGCACCGGCTGGTAACCGGCGGCCGACAGCAGCAGCCCGGCCACCCTGGCATCCAGCTGCAGCATGCCGTCCGCGTCCGGCTGCAGGTTCCATGTGTCGCCGGTGTCGGGATGCCGGTACGCGGTCACCGTGCCACCACCGTGGCCAGCGTCACGGCCAGCGCGCCCAGGTTCGCACCCACCGCTAGGCACATCCAGGTTCGGGTCCGGTGCAGCCGGGCGGTGGCATCGCGCATGCTCGCCGCCGCCTCGGCAAGCCCGGGGATCCCCGGCCCCACATCGGGGCTGCCGCCCCCGCCGCTACGCGCCGGGGTTGCCGGGGATTCTTCTACCGGATCCCCGAACATGGCCGGGGTGATGGGGGACAGCCCGGGGGGCGGCTGGTCCTCGGGGGGTAACTCGGGGGGCTGGTTCATGCGGTGGATTCTACGGCCGGATGTCGCGCTAGCGGTGGAACAGACTGGACGGGCCCCTGCCCGTCGCCTCATATCCCAGGGGTTCCCTGGCTTTCCTACTTAGCTATGGTCCCCGGCCGCGCCCCACCCACCTTTTTTTTTAGTCACCAGGGACCCCCCTCTAACGGCCGTCCCAGGGGGCCAATGCTGCCAATCTGCCGGGGCCCTGGTATCAGCGGCGGCCGGGGTTCTGCAGGGGGGCGGTTCCCGGGGTATTTTCCATGGCCATGTCATATGACATGGCCGGTGTGTCTTGACCCGGTGTCCGCCCGACCACGTATAGTGGTGGACGGACACCGGGGTGGATTTCAGCACTTCACACCGTAGGGCCCGAGCTAAGCTCGGGCCCTTGTTCATTGCGGTGTGTCGTCAGGTGCGGGGGGCGGGGTCACAGGATCCTGCCTGGCAGCCGAACGGGACCCCGGTAGGGGTTGGGGTGCGGACTGGGGGTTCCGGGCCGTGGTGGGGCCGCTGGGGTCCTCCTGCCGGGTGTCCCTTTTCTGGCCCGCGATAGCGGATCCCATGAACGTGGCCACCGCACCGGCCAGCACCTGACCGATGCCATTCAGCAGTTCTAGGGAATCGTGGTTCGGTTCCGGCGTCATCGGCAGCGCGGCCAGCACCAGGGTGATGGCCCAGCCCAGCCCCAGGCTGAATGCGAGGATGACCCCGATGACCCCCGGCCAGCTGAATGGCGGGGGCCCCCACGGGTCCTTAGCCATCAGGGCCGCCCGACCGCCCGCCAGAACTGGTCCACGCTGGTCTGCCAGGTGAACGTCAGCGCCGGAATCCCGGACGCCACCGCGCCGGAATCCGCCCCCAGCACCACCGCCACCGGCTTAGCCTGGCCCTGGTCCAGCACCACGAATGTGTCCCCTTGAACGTTTGCGATGAACATCGGTTCCCCCTCGGGATCCTCGGTAACCGGCGGCACGGTGCCGCCGCTGTATCGGATGGGGTAGCCCAGAATCGTTTCTGTCCACCCCAGATAGGGCCGCCCGGTCTGCCGGATTCGCTGGTCCAGCGTGGCCACCCCGATAGTTCCCCAGCCCGGCCAATCCGTGGCCGCCACCTGCCCGTTCCCCAGGCTTATGACGACATCCCCGGCGTCAGAATCGGGCCGCGCGCCCAGCCAGACCGCAGTCCCGGCCGGGGGATTCCGGTCCCCCTCATGCTTACCCGGGGACCCATACCAGCCCGCCAGCGCGGTGGGGTAGGACTGGGAGGATGTCGCACCGTGGGCCGCGTAAGCGTTCCAGACATATTTCAGGCAGTAGCCCGGGGTGCAGGTCTTCCAGGACAGCAGCGTGTTAGCCGCCGCCACCCCGTCCACCCCACTGGTGCCGCCCATCAGGACACCGCCGCCAGCGCGGCCGCCAGCTGGTCCACCCGGGCCAGCAGAAACTGGATGTAATCGATAGCGACCGGCAGCCCCTCATCGTCATACATCACGAACCGTTCCAGGTCCGGGTCCGCCGCCCAGTCCTCAGCGATGTACCCCACCACCCATCGGCCGTCCCCACCCTTGTGCTGGAATTCCTGCAGCACCGGGGCCAGCTCGGGCAGCGCGGCAGCCGGCCGAATGTATTTCTTCCACCGCCGGCTACTGGTGCCCCGCGACAGCCGGCCATCCCCGTTTATGTAAGCGACGACATAACCGGATGTCGCGGCGGCCGCGCCGGAATTGAAAACAGCCCCCGTGACAGCCAGACCCGCGTTTATATTCAGGGACCCCGACATGGTGTCCCCGGACCGCAGCACCCGGTTACCGGCGGTGTCATCCACGTATCCTTTGGTGGCCGCGTTCCCTGGGGTGTTGGGGGCCCCCACGTTAATGCGGCCCCCGGCACCGCCCAGAATCAGGACCCCCTCAGACCCGCCCGTGTTAGCGGCCGCCACCGCCGCCACGGTGGACGCTAGCCCCAGGTTCGTTCGGGCCGCGGATGCCGTGGTGGCCCCCGTCCCACCCTTGGCAATCGGGGTTACCGCGCTGGTGCGGTCCGCGATGTAATCGCGGGACTTATTGATTTCGTCATAACCCATTTTCAGCAGCGCGGTGGAGGGCACCACGTCCATGCCCGCGGCCGCTGCAGCGTCACCATTCGCCATGTTCTAGTCCTCTCAGGGGGTATAGGTTGCCCAGGTCACAGCCGCGCCCACGTCGTCCCAACGGGTGGCGGGATTCGCGGCACCCCACGCGCCGGGGGCCATTTGGGTTTGCTGCCGGGCAGTGAGGGCCATTAGCCCGATGGCCAGATCGAACTGGACAGACCGCAGCCGCCCAGTGATGAGGCCCTGGGATGGCAGGGTGGCGCGGGTTTCCATGCCCGGCGCGACACTCGGGACCGTCAGGGCGGTCACCACCTGTTCGCGGCCGCGGGCCGTCATCCGCGCCAGAATCGCGGCGGCCGCACCCGGGCCGGGGTAGGGCCTGGCGTAGTCCACCACCAGCACCCGGCCGGGGACCCCGGCGGCATCGATCCGCTGCCGGGGAATCGAACTGGGATCCGTCCAGGTGTAGCGGGCCACCACCCCCTCGCACCACAGCGAGACATCCCCGCGGGTGATGGCATCGCTGGCCAGCGTCACGCTGTCCCCGGTCAGCGTCACGCTGTCCGGCACGTCATATTCCGCCGGGACCAGCCGCCACACCCGCGCCTCATCACAGAACAGCCGCAGCGCGGCCGCGGTCAGCAGCGGTTGCAGGAAATCCCACGCGGTGGTCCCGGCGGGCCAGGTCAGCAGCCCCGGGTCCAGTTCCCGAATCGGGTATCGGGTGGACTGGCTGGCCTGAGTGGCGTCAGCCCATGACGTGGTGTAACCGGCGGGGGTGGTGGTGCCGTCGAAATATTCCACCACCCGGGATCCCTCGTAAAACATGAACCCATCGCCATAGAACAGCTGCCCCGCCACCGGGCCGCCCACCGCCTCAATCAGTAGGCCGATCCGGGCGGTTCCGGCGGGGGCCTCGGCGGTGTGACTGATTCGGGTAGACCAATCCGTGGTGGTGGCGAAAACGCTGGGGCCGGTGCTGAATGAAATCAGTTCGTTCTCACTGTCCCGATAGTTGAATCGGACCCGGAACTGCCGGGATGTCGTGGCCAGCCGGACATAGGCGCTGGCCGTATAGGTCACCCCGGCGCGGGCGGTGTAGGACCGTGCCGACAGGAATGAGGGGGCCCCGCCGCTGGCCGTCCACCGCACCGCGCTGGTGCCGAACCGGCCGCCCACCGCGGTGGAATAGTCCACCGCGCTGGTGCCGGGGCCGGTGGTGTAGAACGTGCCCAGCGAATTGGCCACGCTGGGGTTCGGCACCATGTTCGTCAGCTGCCAATAGGCGGTCACATTTGCGTCCGTGGCCGGATCCGCTGCCAGCGCGGCCCCGTCGACCAGCCCCAGCACGTAGTTCACCACCGCCCGCAGTGACCCCTGCAGCCCCCACGGGTTGTCATCCGCGGCCAGCACCGAATAGTCCTGTAGCAGCGCCTCATCCGTGGCCAGCTGCAGCGTGCAAACCCGGGTGCCATAGTCGAAAACGCGGGATCGAATGCCCAGATCGAACGTCCGGGACTCGCCCGGCGTCCACACCCCCCCGGCCCATTCCCCGTCCACCGTGGCCACCACCTGGCAGCGGTCCCCCTCGCGTGGATCGATCGGCACCGCGTCCGGCGCGTCCATCGGGATTTCGATCTGCCCTTGCCCGTAGGGGGCCCAGGATTCGTCCAGCGTGATGCTGCCCGATGAAATCGGCGCGGACTCGGTGGCCACCGTCGCGGTGGCCACCGGGTGCAGCAGCTGGGTGGTCACGGGGTGACCTCCTGATAGGGCACGGCCAGCAGCCAGACCCGGCGGGTGTCGTCGTCCAGCGTCAGCTGCAGATCCGCGGACCCGTCCACCACGTAGGACATGGACACGTCCGGCACGTCGTCGTCCACCAGGTCGAACGATGTTTCACGAGCGTGCAGCGCCAGCGCCGCCCAGCCGTCCGCCTCGAGCGGATACAGCAGTTCCAGCTGCCCGGCCCGCGGCCGCGGGGCGATGAGGGACACCGCGATGCCGCCGCCGATCAGGTCATGCACCACATTCCGGCTGGCGCGGGCGGTCTGATAGCCCGTCACCAGTTCCGGGGTGGTGCTGTCCCCGGTGGAATCGTTCGCGGTTATCGTCGTCGTCATCGCGTCACCCCGTGTATTGGACTTGCCCGGGGCGGACCACTACCTGGGCCGGGATCTGCAGCAGCGGCGGCCGCCAGTTCCGCACCGCGGAATCATCGATGGAATAGACCACTTCAGGGCTGGTCAGCGGGGCCGCCAGCGCTTTGGCCGTGTCCTGGACTTTCTCGGTGGCCGCCTCACTGGATGCCGAAATTTTGTCCATCGCCCCGGCATACGCGGCCGATTTGCCGGGGGCCGCGTCCAGCCCATCGGTGACACCGGCTAGCGCCTGTTCGGCGGCTAGCAGATCCTTACCGGCCACCGATTCCCAGGCCCCGCCCACCGTGGCGATGCTGGACGCGTAGTTCTCAGCCAGCGCGGCCGCGGAATCGGTGTCCCCGGCCAGCCCGGCCACCACGCTGGCCAGATCCATGCCGGTGACCTTGGCCAGCGTGTTAGCCGCCGCCCACTTATCGGTATCCGTGACGACATCCTGGACGCGCGCTTTCAGGTCCGCGGCATCGAACGCGCCACCCGCCGCCACTAGCGCGTTCGATACCTCATCGGATGCCGCGCGGGCCCGTTCCCCGAACAGATCCAGCTGGGCGATGAGGCCCCCCACCAGTTCCCCCAGGGCCCCCAGCACCGCGCTGCCCACCGGGCCACCGATGCCCACCGCAGCCGCCATGCCGCCCAGGGCCCCCAGCGCGCTGGACACCCCGCCGGACACGTCCCCCGATAGGGCCTGGCTGGCCGCGCTGCCCAGTCCGCCCAGGGCCCCCCCCACGGACTCGGCAGCCCCACCGATTTGGTCCACCCCGGACGCGGCGGTGGCCCCCTCGGTGTTGATCTTGCCCAGCGTGGTGGTGGCCGCGGTGGCCGCCCCGGCGGACGCGGATTCCACCGTGTCGAACGCGGCCGCCAGATCCTCCACCGATGTGCCGGACTCGCGGGCCGCGCTAATCAGCTGGGACATGTCCACGTCCACCCGCAGATTCAGGGGACTGGCCATCACTTTCCCTCCATCGCGTTCGCCAGCGTCAAAACGGCCACTTGGACATACAGCGGCACGGCACGTTTGGCCAGTTGTCCCATCGCGGGGTAGTAGATCCAGCCGCCCCGGCGCCGGGTGGGAACCTGGGCGGTGGTGTCCCGGTAGTAGGCGGACCCGATGATGAGATTTCGGCGGGTCACCCGTTTCTTGACCCCGCGGCGGGCGGTGCCGAATTCCCACGCGCGGGCCAGGTCCCGCGCGTAGGCCCCGCCGGACAGCCGTTCCCCGGACACCCCGGCCTCAGTTTCGTAACCGCCAAATCCGGCGGTGGCGAAACTGCCCGGAATCACCAGGCGCTTGACCTGGCCCGGGGCGGGCCGTCCCCTCATTTCTTGCTGGAATGCGGGGAGGATGATCCGCTGGGCCGCTGCCGACATTTCGCGCCGCAGGACCTCGGGCACGCGGCGGTTCGCCTCGGCCATCCGTTCCAGGGCCGACACGTCGAAAACGACGGGGGCGGACATCTACGCGGCCGGGACCAGCACCGGGATGTCAGATCCCAGGGTGACCTCAGATTCTGCATATGTGTCCACATCCCCACCGATGGGGCCGGACACAATGGTGAGATTGGCTGTGAACGTGGGCCCGCTGCCGGACTTGGGCCGGAATGACACCGCCTGGGTGGTGCCCTGGTTGTCCCACAGCCAGCGGCCGAAACTGTCCGCCGCGTCCCAGTCCTGGGCATACTTCAGGGTGGCCGCCCAGGTCGGGGGGGTGGACTCGGTGAACGTGGATGTGGGCTTAAGCCCTTTCCATGTCACGGTGTCCGATTCCGGTTCCAGCAGCACCGATGACAGTTCGGCCGCGTAGTCCACCGCGGTGGGGTCCCCGGTTTCAAAAATTACATCTTTCATGAACAGCGGTGAAAACGGCATTCTCAGATCCCCTCGGTTTTGGTGGTGACGGTTTGGACGTTCACCTGATAGCTCGGGTACGCGTCCAGAAACACGGATCGGGTGGCGGTGGTCCAGTGACACCAGGTGATGCCGTCCAGGGCCAGCAGCACCTGGTCCAGCACGTCGTCCAGTTCGTCGTCCGCGACATCCCGCCCGATGATGGGACTGACAACATGGACAGTGAAAGTGACCAGATAGCCCCCCATCGCATTGGACGGTTTGGCCACTGTGGTGCGTTCCAGCATCACGACAGGCAGCGCGATGGCATCCAGCGCTTTGGCGTAGGGCACCACGGTGATGCCGTCGCCCAGCGCGGCCGCGATGGCATCCCCGAATTGCTGCCGGATGGTCACCACAGCACCGGCTTTCCGGACTTAGGCCGCAGCAGCTGCCGAATGTTGTAATCCAGCGGGTAGACCCGGACCGCGGTCTGGTCATAACCGATCAGGTCGGACTGGGGGCTGGTCTGCATCAGGTTCCAGATAGCCCGCGCCTGGGCCACCTGGGCTTGCACGTAATTGGCCGGGATGACCGCCTCGGCCCCAACCTCGGGCACCGGCAGCGCCGGGGCATACGCGGTGCACGCGATACGCGCCGATTCCAGCACCAGCCATAGCGACACGTCCGGGATGGTCCGCGCGTCCGGCCACAGCATCCGCGCCCATTCCAGGGTCAGCCAGCCGTCCGCCCCCTCCACCACCACGTAAGCCGGTTCTGTCAGCACCACGGTGTCCGGGTCCGGGGCCATGTCCGTGATGCCCCGGATGGTCAGCTGATACAGCCCCCGGATGTCGAATGGGCTGGGGTCCAGATCGATGGACACCACGGTGCCGCCGGGCACCGGATCCGGCAGTGTCACCACGGTGCCCGCCGGGGTGACCAGCGCGGCATCCAGGGCGGTGAACAGGTCCCAGTCCACCGCGGTGTCCGAATCGGTGTCCAGGTAGGCCAGATCCACCACGCCGGGCACGTCCTCGGTGCGGAACGGTCCCAGTGGGGTGTCAGGATCCAGAATCAGGGCCACAGCGGCCGCCCCCTCTCAGAGTGGTGTCCCCGGCCCCCGGCGGGGGGCCGGGGGCCGGGGAATGGGGGTTACGGGATGACCGTGGGAGACACCAGCGCAATGGCCTTGGGCTGGTGAATCACCGTGGCGAAATAGCCGAACAGCCCGGGGTTTACGCCACCCTTGGCCATGTCATAGACCCCATCCACCCGGATGGGGGATCCGGGCAGTTCATGGAACGTGGCCGCCTCACGGGCCGACACCAGCACCTTGCCGGTGCCCACCGCGCCGGGCACGATGGGGATGCCAGCCACCGTGACGCTGGGACCGTAGACGGGGAATTCGACGGTGCCCACATTCAGGTAGGGGAAGCTGCCCGCGTTCACGATGGACGCGATGCTGGCGAACAGCTCGGGGGACGCGACACCGAACGCGGGGGTGCCGAACTGGATGACCTGTCCGATGCCCGCGATGATGAGGTTAATAGCCGCGTTCACTTCTGCCCCGGCGGTGGGGGCGGTCACCGCGGTGGATGCCGCCACAATGTCCGTGAGTGCTTTGGTGTCGGACTTCTGGGCATAGCTGGCCGTCATGGCCGCCCAGAACGATTCCCAGAACCCCGGCACGTCGAAATCGATGAATTCGCGGGCGACATCGTAGGCCCCGGCCAGGCGGTCCGCGGTGACGCTGTAGGCCTCGGTCTGGACCGGGGGGCTGGGCACCGCGGTCTTGTTACCAGCCCAGGTGTCCACGGCCGGGGCCTTGCCGTCCTGCCAGCGCCAGCCCTGGACGGTGAGGGATCCCAGCGCCGCATTCAGCATCAGCGGCACGATTCGACGCTGATACGCGACGTGGGACCACAGTTCCCCGATGAACTGGGGCAGCTGTACCCCGGTCATGACCCCGGCACCCGCGGTCCCGGAAATCTTGACGTCCGTCAGGGCCGCGAACAGCGTGGATGCCGCGCTGTCCATGTCCGACAGGGCCGCCCGGAATGCCGGGTCCCCCATGTTGTGGTTTCGGTTGGCCAGCAGCGTGGTGAACCGCGCCAGGCTGGTGTCCGGTCCCTCGGGCACGGCCAGGCGGGCCGCGTGCAGGGTGTCCGGGGCGGTTGCAATGGGCATATCCGTGTCCGTTTCTGTATCGGGGGTTTCGGTTTCGGGGTCCTCGGGGTTCTCGGCCGGGTCATCGGCCGGGGGGTCCTCGGGGGTATCGGGGGCTGGGGGCGGATCCTCGGCCGGGTCATCGGGGGTGTCCGCTGCAGCGGCCAGCAGCGTGGCGCTGGGGAATGCCGGTTCGGCCACCACCGCGGCACCGAAAATGCGTCCGGCGATGGCTTTGCCGTCGCGGAACCGCAGCCCGGATGCCTCAACAGACAGGTGCCGCCGCCGCCCGCTGGCCACGTCGTCCAGCAGCTGGTCCCCCTCGGGGCCGCGGGCGACACTGAATGTGCCCACCACCCCGGCCGGGGTATCGGTGAGAGTCACCCCGCGGCCCGCGCTGGATTCGCGGCGGTGCTCCACATTCAGCCCCACGGTGCCGGGCACATCCTCGGGGATGGTGAACACACCCGGGTCCACGGTGAACGTGCCCAGGTTGGATCGGCACGCTTCCCCGTAGGGCAGCAGCAGCCCGGACAGGATCCGGTCCGCGCGGGATGCCGTCAGCAGCCCCGGCGCGTCGAATTCCACGGATACGTCAGTCATCAGTGACAGCCCCAATCGGTGAGGGAATGACCGCGGTCAGTTCGGCCAGGTCAAAACGGACACGCTGGCCACGCGGCACCACGTCATCCATGGACAGCCGGTGCGCGATGGGGTCCATCCAGTAGGGCAGGGTGTAATCCGCGAATTCGTTTCGCTGCCCCTCCTGGGTGGAATAGGTCAGGGACGCGGTGGACAGGCTGGCGTCCATCAGCGCGGCCGGGATCCCCAGCACCCCGCCCACATCGATTCGCAACGAGTTGCGCGCTTCGATGAACATCGCGGGATCGTTTTGGCCATGCGTGATGACCTGAATTCGGTTCGGGGTGTAGGCCACCGTCCCTTTCGGGTCATTGCGGGCGGCCAGCCAGTCCGACACGATTTGTTCCGGTTCCCCGTCCTGCAGTTCGTCGGGGCCGGTTTCGTGCAGTTCCACGATGGGGACCGGGTTTTCGGCTTTGGAAATCCAGGACTGTTCCAGCCGGGCACCGCCCACCAGGGTGCGGGTGGCCGTCGCCAGCAGACCCTCAAACGGGCCGGGGATGACAATGACTGAATCCGCGTCCACCACCTGGCCGTCCACCAGCACCTGCCGATCCGCGTTCGTCCCCCACCGTTCGATGGGGATTCGTTCGACAGACAGCGGCCAGCCGTCCACATCGCGGCGGACCGCCCAGCATGACCAGCCGTAGAAAATCAGGTCATCCACGGTCCAGGCCATGCGATGCCAGGGGGACACGTCCTGGTCTGTCCGGAATGTCCAGGCCGGTTGCGGTTCCACCAGCGCGGCATCCCGGTAGACCCGGATGGGGTACCGGCTGACCTGGGTCACCAGCAGCTGCCGGGCCTTGGCCACCGCCGGAATGGACATGGCCATGGCCCGGGTGGCCAGCATGCCGGGGACGGTCCCGAACAGTTCTTGCCAGGCGATTTCAGACAGGGACCCGCTGGTGCCCGGTGCGACGATGCCGCGGAACGGGGGCGGGCCCTCAAATGGGACAGCGGGGGCTGCAGCGTTCGAATGTTCGACCGACTGCAACAGCCTGTAAGCGTCCCGGAATCCCACCTAATCCACGGTCCGCATGAACCCCCTCAAACTTCGCAAGATCCGGTGAACTTTTTTTTAGAGGGGGTGCCGCCGCCGGTGCTGGGCGGCCGCGGACCGGGCGGTGTAATCCTCGGGATGCACGATGGATTCGTGCCGCGCGGCGGCATCCCACCCGTCCCCGCGGGTCCAGGTGAACGCATGCCAGTACGGGCAGCGGGTGCACCGCACCACCGTGGAAATGGTGCTGGAATCCACCAGGTAGGCCATCAGCTGGCCCGCCCGATAACCATTCCGGAACGGTGCCCCGCGGCGGGGGCCTGGTCATAGATCCGCAGCGCGATGGTGGCCGCCACCAGCGGGCAGATGTCGCCTCGGGACTGTTTCAGGGACCACACCCACCCGGTGTCTGAGATGAACCGTTTGGTGGCCACTTTCACCGCCGCATTCAGGCCGGGCTGGTCATAGTGCTGGACGCGGCCGCGGGTGATATCCCGCAGCAGTGTGCTGCATGCCACTTTCATACCGGCCAGGTTGATCGGTTCCAGCTTGGGGGCCCGCTGCCTGGCCAGTTTGGCCTGGGCGGCCACAGCATCGGCCACCCCGATTTGCGCGCCCACCGCGTCATAGCCGATGGGCCGCCGGTATTTCGCGGCCAGCCGCAGCAGTTCCCCCGGCATCCAGTCCGTGCCGGGCCGGTGCGCGATGATTTCCAGCTGGGCGGTGCCGTCGTCGTCCCGCCAGGCGGCCACGATGGCCCCCGATTCGTCCCCGTGGGGGTCCACCATGTAGCCGAACGCGACACCCTCCGGGCGGGACCAGGTGTCGGGATCGGTGGTAATGGCCCCGGCGGTCCACCGGGTCAGATCGATGGCCCCGGCGGTGGAATCCTCGGGCCACATCGATAGGTATTCTCGGGCGAACTGGGGCCGCGGCATCCGCGCCCACCGTTTCCGCATACGGTCCAGGGTGGTGAGGGTCCCCAGCCCGGGATGGACCGCGGCCAGGATGGCCATAGCGTCGTCCTCATCGTCCAGCATGTCCAGGGTGACATCCGGCGGGGTGCAGTAGTCCACCCCGCCCAGATCGGGATCCCCGGCACGGATCCGGGCCACCCGGTCCCAGAACGGGCCCTGCCGCAGCAGCCCGGCGGTGCCGGACAGAATCACCGCGGCCCCGTCATCGCGGGTGTCCTGCAGTGGCAGGATCCCGGCCAGCAGTTCGTCCGCCTCGGCCGGATCGATTTCCTGGGCCTCATCGATCCACGACACGTCCCCGGCCTCACCGCGGTACGCCTCGGGGTCCGGTTTCAGCACCAGAAACTGTGACCCGTTATCGAAATAAATGCCCTTGGCAACCTCCCCTGTCATGATCCGGAACCCCCGGCGGCCGCCGCTGGCCGGGTCCGGTTCCGGGGTCAGCGCGGCCCATAGATCCTCACCGAACAGCGCCAGCTGTCGGGACTTACGCTGGGTGGGTTTCCGGGGCTGATTCCGCAGCCAGGGCGGCAAGTCCAGGTCATCCGGCGGGGTGATGACATCTAGCCGTCGCTTCCATTCCCGCAGCCGGGTGGTGCCCTTGACACCGTTCTGGGCGCTGAAAGTCACCATGTAGTTGGGGCGGGCCAGGCAGCGGCCCAGCAGCAGACAAAAAATCGTGGTGGTCTTGCTGGCCCGCCTCACGATTTCCACCACGTAGTCATCCAGGCCGGGGGCATTCAGGGCATCGGCAATCAGCAATTGCTGGGGCTGCAGCGGATACCGGCGCGGGTTGGACTGGGCCATGGTGGCCACCGCGGCCACGTCGTCCAGGTCAACTAGGTCATATCCCATGGCCGCCGCCCCCCTGAGAAATTCGGCCCTATGCACCGGGTTTTCCGACAGGCGGCCCGCGTGGCGGGGGGGCAGGGCCCGATTCCGGGTTTTCTCCCACAGTTCGGGAGAGAATTCCCAGCTGGCTATGCCGGGGCTCCTTC